AAAAACTAGATATGCATCAATAATTCGAATTCTAAATATTGCTTAACATTTAGATTTCTACAGTTTAGATTCAAAACTACTCTTTAAGTCACTTTCTATCTAAAAGTAAGATTTATTCTTTCTCCCTCAACAGCTTCCTTTAAAATAGCATGCTTATTATTTCTATTAAATTTTTTATCAAAAATAATGGCATCCCCATGATTCACTTGAAGAGTGTTTCTATATTTTTCTTCATTATGTTTATAATAAAATGTTCTTGAACTTCCAAAACTTAAACTTACCACAAGATTTTTAAAAGCTGTTTCCTTATCATGATGCCAATCAATTATATCATCTCCATTTCTGTAATAATTAATTAATACTCCATCAAATTTTTCATCTATTTTTTCCTCTACTAATTCTTTAATTTTTCTAATTAAAGGTGGGTAATTAGCATCTTTATATTTTTTGCCTCTAAATTTTACTTCTTCTCCATAATATTTCTCTAATCGCGGTGTTAAATTCCCCCTAAATCTTTCCTGTGAAAAACACACTTCATTCTTGATATCATCGAGAGATATATTAACAAAATCTCTATCTTTTGGAAAATAATAAATTTGACCCTCTTTTAAATATTTCTCTTCATCATAATTGTGAAGTTTTCCACATAAATCTTTTTCGGTCCCTTTGTATAAATAGTATGCCATCTTTATAATTATATATATTTTTTTATCTTTAAGCCTTTTTATTTTTTATTTTCGGCGATCACGTGCTCTAACCATCTCAGAGATCCTACCTTTAGCTAACCCTTCCAACTGTTTAGTGCTAACTTTCTTTTTACCAGCCTTCTTTCGGCGGCGGTTTTCAGCACCAGCTTCAGCAGCAACAATTCTACGGAACGTAGTTTCTTTATCTTTCCTTTTAGGAGCAGCCATTATATTTGTGATACAAAATTTTTATGTTTTAATGATTTTAAATGTGTATTTTTTTCGGAAATATGAAAAATAGATCCACATTCACAATGGATTTTATTATTTTTATTTTTGGCTCTCCATCTTCTCATTCTTTCTGAGGCTTTTTCGGCAAAAAGTTTTGGGTTTTGTTCTTTCTGAATCTGATTACATTTTTTGATGATCATTTTTCGTTCATCCTCTGTCCTATATGGATTTTTATGTACGTTTAATTTCGGTTTTAATCTTTCAATCCATTCTCTCTCTCTTTTCAGAATTTCAATTTTATCATTATATTTAATTTCATCCAATAAATATAAATCCCAGTTTTCAAATCCCCCATTTTCTCTAATAAAGCGATAAACCCGATAATTATAACTGTGTCTATTTTCATTATTACAGTTTATTTTATGATCATATTTTCTTTGCCTAATCCTACATGTTGAACCGACATAACAGTCATCAATAGATCCGTCTTTAATTGCTAATTTATAAACATATCCAACCTTTGTCATATAATGTCAAATATTGTCATTTTCTTAAGTCTCATATTTTCACCCCTATATTTTCCATTCCTTTCCCTACTAAATTTGCAACGTTAGTTATTGTTTTACCTAACCGTGATGGCCATCTATTTCCTGTATCCTCTCCTATTGCTTCCGCTACATTTTGATTAATCCATGCTCTATTTCGGGGATCATCCGCTCCCACACTTGACATTAGGCCAGTTAAATGGCGTTGACAATTTGCATGAACAGGATCATAAACAAAGAACTTATCCTTACCTAGATTCTTTTCGGTTTTATCTATCATTTCTCGTAACGTTAATCCATCTTTAACGTCAACTGGGAAAGGAGACGGACTTCCACTATTTTCGTGTCTTTCTTTGAAATACAATCTTTCATTCTTCTCTGTGAAGAGCTTAGTTCCATCTTCCAATGTTATATTTCCCCACAGATGATAGAAGTTATCATATCCTAGTTTCTCTTTACCTTTTTCACTTCTACCTCCTGTTGCTTTATCAATAAGCCAATTGATTCCAGATGGGATAGGTCTTCTTCTGGGTTCAAATTTAACGATTCTTTTATCACCATGTTTATCTACCATTTCACTTACTTCCCTAGGTTTACCTCTTAAGATAGAAGCAATTCCTCCTCTTATTCCTTGATATAATTTCATAAATGGTGTTCCCAGTAATGTGCTCATATATTATTCTTCTTTAATAATATTATCACTATTCCACAATTCAATAGTTTTTTTACCACACTTTTCACATTTAGATCCATCAGTAAAATAGCAACAAGCTACACAAAACAATTGATCCCAACAGAACTTTCTTAAAGTTTGTTGTGTCCAGGGAACATTAGCGATGATAAAGTAGAAACTTTCAATAATGAATTGGTCATCGTCTTTTCTTTGGTTTAAATATTTGGGAAACATAATCGGCATAATTATATTTCTCAATAAAAATTTAAGCTTTAGCAGGCGCTACACTTCCTCCCATAGCACGCAATAAACTTGCATCGGCTTGAGCTCCTCTTATCATATTATGGGCATGTGCGACTGATCCTGGTCTTTGACTTATTGCCCTTACAACACGTGTTTGCGGATCTGCTATTTTCATCATTTCGCTTGGCGGCACCATACCTGGTGCTACTTCTGCAGTTCTTCCTTTAATAATATGGTTAATCGCTGCATGAGCTCCATCAATGACAGGTCTGGTAACTGTTGCTAATTCTTTACCGGCGACATTTTCTACAATATCTTTACCAGCATCAATAATTGTGTCAAGCCCCGCAACTTGCAAATGGTCTTCATTTGTTGGATCTCTTACAAACTCATACACTGTTTTACCGAAACTGGCCACAGTTAATGGCAATGTAGGTGCCGTAATAACTGTAGCAGCTGCAGTCAACACTGCTTTGCCTAATAGGATACCAAAATTGGCTAATCCGTGAAGAAACGCCTGTCCATCTGATTGTCTTGCTGAACTTGGTGCTAACCCCATTTATACAATAGTCTGAGAAGTTGTTTCTCGGAGCAATTTTGCTTTATCAGCAGTAAAGAGATCATCAACCATTCTTTTCAGTCCCATGGCGTTCAAGTATCTTCTTTCATCGTTTAAATATTTAGTATATTCATCAAGAAATAATTTCGGTCCATATTGGTCGATATGTAGATAATCTATTTTTTTAGGTTCCATCAATCCACTTCTAAAATCAGTTTCCATGTCTTTATATTCTAATAGTCTTTCAAATAAAGATCTTGTTATATCTCCGGGTTCTAATATCAGATTACCTTTATCAATAGGCGTATGTCTATGCCTTAATAATTGGAACATCGGGTCCATCTACTATTGCTTTATAAAACTTAAAATGCATGTAATACATTAATTGCGAGTCTAAAGTTTACTGATGTTGCTTGCTGATTACCATACACTACTGTTTCCAAATCAGGATCTGGAGAGTTGTCAATAGAAGAGATAATCCATTGATTCATCTCGCTAATACATCCTTGGGATTGACCAGGTGCGCAATCTAATGCTCCTATTCTAAATGTCAATAAACTGGTTGGTAATTCTTCCACGGTTACAACTGTTCCTTGTCCTTTATCATAAACGGGAGCGATAGAAAAATCATAAGGTGTTGTATTTGTGCTAATATTTAATTTAATGTAAACCGGTTCAGGTGTTATCACTCGTTGGATTGGATTCAAAGGTGGTGTCGCGGAGGCGTTTGCTTCGGCAATGAATCGGAAATCTCTAGCGACATGACCTTCTAAAAATCGTATTTGAAAGAAACGTTTTTGGTTTGAACCTTTTACAGATTTGATAATATTAGCAACATTTGTTATATTTATCTTAAAATCTGTGCCGAAACCTCCTACAATAGATATATCTCCCCCTCCGGTTGCTGGGATTCGTTCAGCTGGATTGGTATTTTGTTTTTCAAAATTAACAAAGAATGTTTGTCTATCCAATTCAAGAGCGACATTTTTTAACATCATAGCTTTCATTTGTTCCTGTTGTTCAGTTTCGGGATAAGCATATGTAGTCACAAGCTGTTGAAGACCTGTCATTATACATTAATCACAGATAAATACTTTTGGTGTTTTTTTGAATTAAAATGACTTATTTTATTACTCAAGATGTATTTCCCACCACATTCACAATTAATTTTTTCGCGATATTTTTTTAGTTTTTCTGGATTATTCATTTTCCATTTTTTGTTTTTTTCTTTATATTTTTCTTTATTTTCTTCATATTTACCCCTTGCTTGTTCTTGATATTTTGTTTTATTTACTTCATAATGTTCCTTCTTTGTTCGTGAAGGGATTTGTTTATTTAATGATGATTTAAGTTTCTCTACCCATTCTCTTTCTTTCTTTAATAATTCAATTTTATTGTCATATTTAACTTCTTCCAATGGATATAAATCCCAGTTTTGAAATCCTTCATTTTGTCTTATAAATTCATAAACATAATAATGATACGCTCTTTGTTTTGGATTATTACAATCCTGTTTGTGTGCCCACTTACGTACTTTAATACAACTTGTTGAACCAATATAACATTCATCCAAAGATCCATCTTTGATAGCAAGTTTATAAATATAACCAATTTTAACCATTCTTAACTTAGAATAATTTTATCTCTTTAAATGTGTTAAAGTTCAAATAAATTTTCTAAGATCTCTTGATAGAGATCGGGTGAGATTTTACCTGTTATTGATTCTAACACTAGTTTCTTCTTTTTCTTTTTCTTTTTATCTTTTGCTTCTTTCTTTTCTTCTTTTTTATCATCTATTTCTTTAAACATTTTTTTAATATTTAACATGGTCAATGGCTCTTGTTCACGTAAGCCATTTAGGGGAGCTGCTGTGTAATCAGGATAAACACGTAAGGTGTAAGAGATGCTAATTTGATACATTCCGAAATACTCATATTCAAAAGACGTAGGGAGATATGGCGGATCTGTAAGCGGAACATTAGGTTCATTTGAATAAGTGTCATAAATGAAATAACCCTGAATATTATTTAAATTTCTAATGAAAGTCATTGTTAGCTGACTTGAGGTAGGAAAACTTGTTAATTCAACTTTATCATTTAAACTATTATCATAGTAATTAAAAATACTTCTATCCAGATCCATTAAATAGTTAAGAGAGACTCCGTCATCAAAATATCTTTCTCGTCCGTCTCTTTTGATAGCTAATTCATTGAAATTAAAGTTATTGAAACTAAAATTATGACCATGCAAATTAAAATTAACTGGCAGTAGTAATCCTAACCCTTGAGGAACTCTACCTTGTAGTCTATTTCTTGTTAATAGGAAATAGATTGGATCATCGTCTCTAATGAAATCTATCAATCCCCCACCCACACTTTGGCTAGGAATAAAACTCACATTAAATTCATAATATTCATCAGAAGAATTGGTAGCTCCGAGAATTTCATAAGAAAAATTAGCAAACAGATCTTCGGAGGGTGTCGCAAAAACTTCATTTAGCCGAATTCCAAATACTAGAAATCTATCATATTGGAATGGAATGAGTGGATCAGTTGCTGTCGCATCTTGTGCGATTCTATTTATTCTTATTTTAGTTACAAGGGAAGGAACTAATTCTACAACATCAGCATCATTTAATGTGACGAATTGTGCTGTGCTAGTGGGTTCATCATCGGCTGTTGGGAAAGAATATTGATATCTCTGGGGAGCTTTAAAATTAGAAGTGGCAATTTTAACGTTACGGATAATAGATTCCACTTTATTAACTCTTTTAAATGGAATATTTCTGTCATTAACATTATTGTAATTGAAGCCATAAGATATTTTAAAATTAATTCTGCTATTATCAGCACTCTCAACATTGGCACTTGCTACATCATTGAAATCGGCTTGTTTAAAAAAAGAGACATTGTTGTTATCCAAATCATATCTATCAATATTAAAATTGAGAGAATAAATATTATCCACGTCCACATACAAAGGAGGATTATTAAATTTTAAAGACATTTATAATTTAATAACACAAATTAAAAATCAATAAGTTCGTCAAAGTTCACATAAAACTTAGGATGACGATCAAACATGTTTACATACAAGAAGTTTTTACCTTCTCTTCCTTTTACTACTTTCATAGCTGTTCTTATTTGTTGCAACGGAGCATCTATCTCTTTTTCAATTGCTTCCATTTCTGTAGCACCTCTTGGTGGGAATAAGAAATACATGCTTGCTTGTTTTCTAACATCGGGTCCGAAGCATTTTCTAAATGTTTGACATGCCCCAACGATCCATGTATTAAAATGGCGATGGTTAATGACCAACTCACTGAATTCGCTTCTTGGACTCATCAAATCGAATTTCTTACTTCCTTGGAGATCATCAAGAATCAATAATTTATTTTGTAATTTTGGATTAGTATCTTTCATTACGTTAAGCATCCATTCTTCCATTCTCAACGGATTACTGGTTACTTCTACATCATCATCAAGTAAATCAAGCAAATCATCTTTTTTATTAGCGCTTACGAATAAGATTCTATCAAAATTAACTTCTTCAGCAAGAGCACCTAGAAAATTAAGCATTGCAGTTGTTTTTCCGCTTCTTGTTGGTCCTATAAATAAAGATAAACTTGGGTGTTTTAAAGGATTTTGAGGTAATTTATTTTTGCTCAAGGGTGCAAATGTTGCATCAATCATCTATATTATATTCATATTAAAATTATTTTAAGCCTTACTTACTGAATAGCCGGAGGTGCGAGAACGGTATCAGAAATATCACGAACACCAGCGCGAGACACTTCTAGGATCTCATCGTATACCAATACAGTGAAGAGTCTATAGTCTTTAGAGAGGTTCCCGAGCACTGTAGTGAATCCTACACTTTGGTCTACACCATTAACAGGTTTGGTAACGTTATCTCCGGCGAGTTCACCAAAGCGAAGGGTTACTTCAAGTCTACCAATGTTGGAAAGATCAATACCAGAGCTCTGAGTGCGACCTTGGTATAGATCAGCATGAGGAAGATTTTCAAAGGATATCCCGTATGGGAGGACTTGATTCACTTCATCATCAAACCAGCCACGCCCGTTACCACAGAATAGACTGAACGAATCACCAGTTTGACCATTTTGAACGGCTCTTTCTGAGTGATAAGACCAAGCACTGTATAAATGTTTAGCTTGAGAGTGGGCTTGAGCAAACCAAGCACGGTTAGCCATAGAAAGCACAACACCACCATTTGCAGAGTTCTGATCTTCCTGTTGAGGAGCTTCCTGGAGGCAGTAACCAGAGGCTTTAACTTGTAAGTAATTGATGTGGAACGCACCAGATGAGATGTATCTACCTTGGCGAGCTACTTTAGGATCAGCTGGGTTATAGCCGGCAGTGACACCGATATTAGGCTCAGGAATAGCCATCATAAAGAGACCGCGCACGGAATGTTTAGTGGAGGGAATGAGAAGTTTGATCTGGTTAGTTCCCTGGGGAAGAGGGTAGCTGTTAGTTTCTTGGTTAAGAGTCGGCATGGTCAGGGACACAGGCATGGGTACACCTTCAACAGATTCAACTTCAGCCTTGGAATACAGGGCAAGGATGGACTGCATGACACCTTCATCGAAGATCTTGACCGTTACACCAGAGATTCGGAGATCACGGATTTCATAACGAGATCCCTCAAGTCCACCAGCGTTAGCGGGATCGGCTCCATCGAATCCTCGGAATGCTGCACCGGAGTTAATAACGTCGCCTACGTTTGCGAGCGTCATTTCGATACGCCAGGACGGTGCCGCATAGCTTCCAATGAGCCCTAAAGGCACCGCGGAAGCACTCTGAGCGATACGTGAGATGTAGGTAAGAGGGATAGAATAAGCTTGCCCAGCGTAACCATTGGATGCAAATTGCGGAGTGGCTGCAGGGTCATTATATTGAAGAACACCCTCACATCCATTAACACGTTGAGCACGTGAACCCATCCCACAACCTTCCATATTTTCCCATCTCATTCCATCTAAGGCACCAGCGTCACTGGTATTTAATTGAGCAGGAGCTTCAAGATAAACTTGAGTGGAGGGAGCAGCCACAGTTCCCGGATCAACAACATATTTGGTTTTTGAGCTCGGATCTACTTGAACGTTGCGAGCAGAGTTAAGACCTCGCATGGCAAGATAGAAAGGCGTTTCAGCGGGATCAGAGTGGTTAAATATCTCTAAACCGCCTCCATTAATACTCTCCTTGACCTGTCCGATCCAGCAGGGACCATGCTGAACAGCAGCAAGAGCTTTACTTTCGCGATTAAGATAAGTAGCATAGTTTAGATTTGCAACCCCAATAGGATCAGCAACGGCGGATAAATCAGTGTTTTGCTGATAGCTTAATGAACAATTAAGGAACGTTCTGTCGGGAAGAAGGAACTCATTCGGCTCACCACGGATTAAGAACTGCACTCTGTCTTGGGATGTGTAATAGTTTCTGCCTGGAGGAGGGGCAGATGGATCCCACTGTTTTAAGTTAACTTGAAAGCTCTGGGGAGGTAATCTAGATAGAATGGGATACACTAAAGATTCGTGAATTGACACGGCCATTTATATTATATATTATTATTTATTTTTATCTGAATGCAACATAATTATTAAATTTAATTCTGGTAGGATATTTGCACGGATGTGGTTTCCAATAATATGGCTCCAAACTATCATGAACACGAGCGGCATCCAGATTTTTATAGAATGGTTTGCTCTGATCGGAGTCAGTCCAGTTCGGACATATCGGTTTTGTGTCATATCCGTAAAGAGTTCCTATATTCTTCGTGCCCAATTGCTGGTCTAAACTTTTCGGTGCTTCATAAAATCCCGATGTTTGAAGAGATGGATTTAATTTCCATTCATTGGTTGCATTTTTAACATTAAAAGTGGGATATGCACTTGAACCGGTCTGACAACCGGGATACTTAGCCGCTCGTGATAATATATCCAATCCATTTTTTATTCTCTCATCAGGAGGTCCTTTTTTCGCTCTAAACGGTAATACCTGCGACGTCATCTTATATTAGTCTTTCTTATTTTTATCCAAGAACAGTTTACTATTTTTTAATATTTTTAGCTTCTTCCTTACTTCTTGTTCTTTCTCTTTTAACTTCTCTTCGTCATGTCCTATACCTTCAAGTGTTTCATTAATCTCTTCCATCACCTTTTCAGATTTATCCAATTTCTTAGACTTGCAGAGGCGACCCAAAAGTTCTTCTTTTCTTTTAGCATTTCGTTCATCGATCTCTTTTTGGGAACGCTTTTTCACATACGTTGATTTTGGTTTAGTTTTCTTTGGCGCCTCTTGCACTTTCTCTTGAGGCTTAACCTCTTGAGGATTAACCTCAATAATTTCTTCTTTTTTAGCTTCAACTTTTTCTTTATCTAAAAATTGAACTTTTTTTATAGGTTCTTCTTCGGGGATAGGGGTAGGAATAGGAACAGAACGAGAACGTTGTGTAGTTGCAAGACGTTTTTGTATTTGTGCATGGGATTTGGCAAACAGACTAGGATAGCGGTTCTGATACATCTGAAATAAATTTGCTTGCATATAATATATGTCTCTTGCAAATAAAATTTCAAGAAATTCATCCGTCATTGTGAGAGTGAAGGGTGCATCTCAACCTCCTGCATTTTTTACCAAAGGCCATCTTTACATTGTTGATTCTAGTGATATCGATGTTGGTTACTACACACTTTATCTCCCATTTGATGATATAAATGGAGGTGACCATCGCTCTCGCATGTTTGCACGGGGATTAACTAACACTGGCTCGTTACAACCAACAGTCGAAGATCTCGAAGGATATATTTTGCTCTTTGATCAGACCTTCAATAGAAGACTATCCTTCTTACTAAATCCAGATATAGATACACTTAATTATAACACATCTTTACATGGTTCACCACCGACTCATTACTCTGTTCTTTGTCGCCTTAGTGATAATAATAACGTTGAGTTTAATACAGATCCCTACAATGGATTTGATGGAAGCGTTGATGATTCTGTTTCGGCAATTGTTTCCCTGGATCTTAATTTCCTATTGTCGTTTCGCCAGCTTGACACTAAAGGAGGAGCAGTAGAAATCTCCCTGGATGATCTTCTGGATGTAAATTTCCCCACTGAGCTCCAAGATGGTGATCTATTGGTTTACAATGACTCTACAGGAGATTGGGAAAATCAAACTCCTGCAACCAGTGACATTACATTCAACAACGTTACGATCAATAACAAACTGACTGTTGGTGGATTAATCGATCCTACAGGTTTAACACTGACCCCTCAAGCATCAAACCCTGAAACAGTAGATCCTAACAATTGTCTCTGGGTAAATTCTGGAGACTCAGATGCACTCTATAAAGGAGCCAATCCAGTAGATGGGGGAGAAAATAACACGGCATCCAATGTCGGAACTGGAACAGGAGTCTTTAAACAAAAAACTGGTGTTGATTTAGAATTTAAATCTATCGCTGATGCTGGTGGTTCTAGGATCACGGTCGCTTCAACTGCCGATGAAGTTACTGTTGATGTCAATCAGGCTAACCTTCAATTGGCCGCACTCGGAGATACTAATACTGCCGGAGTCGCCGCTCAAGATGTTTTAAAGTATGATGGCGCTAACTGGGTTGATGGTCGGGTTGATTACACCGAACTTACAAATACGCCAGCTTCATTCCCACCAGCTGTTCATGCATTTGATGGCGCCGATCATTCAGGCGTTGATACATCAGGTAAAGCAAATGGTGATGTGCTTAAATATGATGGCGCTAACTGGGTCGATGGACGGGTTGATTACACCGAACTTACAAATACTCCCGCAACATTCCCACCAACTGTTCACGCTTTTGATGGTGCTGACCATTCAGGTGTCAATACAGCTGGTAAAGTTGATGGAGAAGTCCTTCAATATGATGGAGCTGATTGGGTTAATAAACCTAATGATACATCGCTTTTATCAGATCTCCAAAATGTTGATGATGCATTAGCCTCCGAAAGTGGAATTTATCAAAAGAATGGAAATGATGAAATGAAAATTATTGGTAATGAATTTGATCCTTATCGATATGGCGGAAGTGCAAATAACCAACAAGGTAATTTCACAGGAGCTCTCAAATATTTCACTGGCAATAATGTTGTAAGTGCAACTGTTTGGAATGATAGATTAGGTGTAAATGGAATTGAAAACCAAGGAGCCGGAACCGGATTGAATGTTCAACCGTCAAATAGAAGTGATGGACAATATTTCAATTTCCGAAGAGATCTTGGGGCTGGTGATCCGATCACGAGATTAGATTTTGGTAAAGATATTTCCGGTGATTGGTCCTTTGCTTGCGTTCTTCGTAATGTCAATACTAATTCAGTCAACCAGATTGCTCTCCAATTGCACCAAAATGGTGGAACTCCGCCTGCAACCCCTGATGCAGATGATATTTTCAAAATCCTTGATTATCGCATCCAAGCAACAGCTACCGTCAATCCCAATGCTTGGGTATTTGAAAGACATTCTACCGCTGATCCTAACCTACCAGCCGATATTTCAGTAGGTGATACAGTTACCCCTGGTTACACTTCTAACACCGACTGGGATTCACATCTTCTTACTTACAACTCTATCAGCAAAGAGTTTACCCACTATCGCAATGGCGCAGTTGCATTCCAAAGCACAACCTTCGTTGATTTGGAAGCAGGGACATTCCCCTTCAGTTTCCGTTATTGCACTATTGCAGGTAATAATTTCTCGGTGGCAGACAGAGAACCTCTTCAGATGGAAATACATCATGTAGCTGTCTGGGATCGAACCTTATCTTCTAGTGAAGCGACATCGGTAGCTGTAGAAAATAACAAGAGATTTGGAGTTCCCAATGTGATTGAATCCGGACCATTTCAGCTAAGTGATTTAGATAACGTAGATACAGCGGGAGTAACCGATGGACAGATAATTCAATATCAAGCCAGCACTAATTCATGGGTGCCTGCAACTATCTCTCTTCCACCACTCAGCGATGGAAGAATCGCATTCTCTTCCGCAACTGCTGTCACACAAACCTTCGGAGTTGCAAATACTCCCCAAATTGTAAACGCTTTCGCTTGGGCTCTAGATGCCAGCTCAACTGATATGGATGCACCAGTGAATGGAAGATTAAGATATATTGGTATTCCAACTAAATGTTTTAATGTGATTGTAAATGCAACTATCGCACCAACTGCAACAGATGATTATGAAATCTATTTGTATAAAAATGGTGTGATTGTAGAGCCAAGTGCCGGATTGAGATTAGACAATGGATTTTTAGCTCCCAATGTTTATGGATCAGTTTCTGGACAATGGAGGGTCATGCTAGCAACAAACGATTATATTGAAATGTGGGCAAAGAACTTTAATTCAACTGCTGGTTTGGCGTTCGCACGGGCTGTCATTGATGCACAAGAAACTAAAGTTTGTTAGGTTAATATAATGCCTATAGACGGTTCTGTAAAATTTAGCAAACCTGTTAAAACGAAGAAAGGATTTGAAACTTTGGGGTTATTCGGCACTCCACCAGGTAGTAAAAAAATTGAATTGCTTGAGGTTAGAGTGTGCGAAAAAAAGAAAGGAAAATTTAATTGTATCAATGCAAGTAAAGAGCCTACCAAAAGAGCAGCATTAGCTCGGAAAATAGGAGTAAAACTTTAATTTCATTGTTATTATTATGGCTTATAGTAATGACAACCTCACCCCGTTTTCATCCTGCCCTGAATCCCCAATTACTCCAGCAACACTCCAACGAATTAACTCCGATTGGACCTTTGACACATCCGCAAGCGACGAAACAATTTTCACAGCCCCAACAGCCGTCCCTCCACCCGTCATACCACAGCCTCACCAAATCCAAAACCCCATCCAAAACATCCCATATTGTCCGCCATATCAAGGAAATCAAGAAAGAGTTCCCGTATCTCTACTGGGCCGGTGTTCTTGTTATCTTCGGCCTGTTCAGTCCTATCATATTAATGGGAATATCCGCCATCGCCGGCCTCGCTCTCTGATTCATAAAATCAAGAAATTATTTTCATCTCTATGATATGTCCTTAAAAACAAAAACCCTCGTTCATATTGATCAAGTTTTAGCATCTTTTGATTTGCAAACTAATTTCAAAAAATTAGTTGAAGAAGAGAAATATCAAAAATATAATTTTATAGAATTTATCGATCATCTCATGCACAGAGAAGCAATTTACGATAGACATGAAAATACCACCATATTAGCTAAATTTCTTTCTTTTGTTAATTGTGAAGAATCCAAATGTTCGGCAGTTGCAATAATGTATATGATGGCCATATGTGAAGAAATAATGAATGATAAGAATGAAATAAAATATTGTATGTATGTATAATGATATCAAAAGGATGTCAAACTGATATGTCATTTGGAGATCCCTATTATAAATATTGCATCAAAAGACGCAAATTATATTATTGCGATAAGTGCGATAAACATTTTGATACTTCTGCTATTAGTCATCAACGATATCATAAAAATGAAATCAAACGATTAAAAACCGGTTTATCAATACCAATGGACATGAATAAAAAGGGTAGAAAACCTATTGATTACGAAAGCGACAAAGAAGGATTAGTAATTGAAGTTCCACAAAAAGAACTCACTCTTGATTGGCCTTCTTTTCCTTGACTTCCTTCCAAATCTGTGATGCTTCAGCAAAAGATTTTCCACTCTTGCGCTGTTCGCTTATAAATGCATTGTATTGAGTTGGCGCACGCTTCTCTCTACTCTGATTGCAATGTTGTTTATAAATAACTCCATCCACTTCAATACATCCCTTTTTTCGTAATTTTTTTATTTCGGGCATATAATTTATTTCCTATATAAATTATTGTATGAAACCGCATTATTGTTCACTTTGTAAAACATTTGTTTATCCCAGTAAATGGGATTGGCATTTCGGAAGTAAAGGCCATCTCGATAATGAATTTAACGATAAAATACAAAAAAGTAAAAATAATCTATATTATTACTTTAAACAAACATCTCCAATATCTAAAAATGATAATCCCGATTTTATTGTTCAGGAATTGGATGGTTAGTTTTATTATGTCTCGCTTTATGACCCTTGTATGATTTATTACATTTCTCACAATACCATTCCGCTTTCACGTTCTCTTTGTGTCTTTCCTTATTCTCATTGTAATATTTCCTCATGTATTCTGGTGAATTACTGGGCATTTATTGTTATATTTTAATTTCTTTGAGTCCTTAAGTTGCGTTTTTTTCGTGTTTAATATTTTTTAACAAAATAATGGCTTAAAGAAATATAAATATAATAAGGTATATTATGAGTATTGAAATAAAATCCATCCGGTCTTCAGAAAATAACAATATTTCCGAAATTCAAGTATTTAACACAGAAGAAGATACAATCTTCCAGGGATCTCTGAGTGGTGAAGTAAGCGATTTCGATTGGGACTTTTTCTTAAATAGGAACTCAACAAGAACACAAAGATTCCCAAACATAAGTGCCGATAGCGATCGAGGGAGAGAAATTATCCAAGCAGTCGCAGATAAAAATACGCAACAACTTTATAATGTTTTAAACGAATTTATTGATGATACCCTTCTCGGGTTTACAACACAAATTAGGCTTTCTGGAATCAAAGATAAAATAATAACGAAAGACATTCCAACAAAACAAAATGAAGGTGTTAATGAAATTAAAAGATTCATGACAGGTAAAGACTTCATTAAAAGTTACAAAATTTTCGGCACGACTTTGAAGCTTCCCTATTCTAATTATGACACAAATGAATCTGATGGATTTTGCTTTCCAACACTCATCCAAACTAAATACGGAAAAAGAATCGGTAAAAAAGAATTAAAACAATTAAAAGAAAAAGAATCGTGCACTGTTGAAGATGTAGAAAAATTCTGTAATAAACATCAAATCCCATGTAAATTAGCTAACCTGAAAGGTAAAATAATTTTTAAAAATGATTATCCACAAAACAAAAAATTCTCTAATCTGAATGCCATCATTTCGAATCATCATATCTATCCTTTGAAATCAAAATATACTAACTTCAGACCAGATTTGTCTACCAAATCAATAGAAAAATGTGAAGATGATACTATTGTCTACACAAAAAATAATAAAATCTTCTCTCACAATGGTGTCATATTTAATATCACAGAGACAGATATACAAAATGATTTCTTTAAACATATGTTCCCAAATTTCTCACACAATGCCGATACATGCAAAGTCAAAGCTATTTGCTACAGACATCCAAATATCCAACGTTCATCATTAGTTGAATATGATATGAAGAAATGTTATTTCAATATCGCTTACAATATTATTGATGAATATGATAATATCGGTATCTTTACATTAGATAGCATTTGGAAAGAATATGGACATCATGGAATACATAAATGTAATAATTATTTGTTATCTCAATCTTGCACAGAAAAATTAAAGAATTATGGAATTATAAATAACTTTCACACTGGTTACATGATCTATTTCCTTCTAAAAAAAGACTTAATTTGTGATGCCGATATTTGTTACGAAAAAGAACATCAATATAAATATTCTTGGTTTAAAATAAAAAATCGCATGGAAAAAATGATCGATAATATCCTCAAAGATAAACTTGGTAATATCTCAAAAGAAGAAAAAGAGAAATTAATCACTGATAATAAAATTGATAAAAACTTTGTCTTTTATAATGGATTGCTCGGAATATTAAAACGATTCACCCAAGAATCATTCTTCCCTCTTCCAGAATCTGAATATGGTTTACTTAATCTTGGTGAAGAAGAGGATTGGAAACCACGTAAAATAGGCAGTAATTACGAATTTTCAAGAACTGATTTCGTGTTCAATAATATCAATACAGTTAATATTTACAATCATATCGTTGAACAAGCTAACATCTTTATGTTGGATGTGTTATTAAAAATTCAAAAGAAATGTAAAGATGCAAAATTATTAAAAATACAAGTAGATGCTTTGGGTTTTGATAAAGAAATCAAACTGCCTACAAAAGTTAAGAAATACTTTAAAGTGATTGAAAACCCATACAAACAATACAGACAGTTCAATCAACAAATTTATAATGGTAAAGAAATAATAGATAAAATCCATGATTCTATGGCACACATGAAAGAAAATATATCTTATCATGGGGCACCGGGAACAGGTAAAACATATACAGTTCAAAACAATCATTCATATGATATCTCAACTACTATCACCAATGTATGCGTTAATAATATTAAAACTAAAGACATAGAAAGTAAAACACTCTATTCATTATTCCAGTTTTATCGTCCTGAAAAATTATTCTCAGCACTCAATAAGCTCAAAAATAAAACCATTTGGATAGATGAATTCTCCATGATCCCTAGATTTATGTGGAACATGATCTTTATCGCAGCAAGTAAATATAATGTCAAACTCGTAATCTCAGGAGATATAAATCAAATTTCACCAATCGGAGAAACAAAAATAGACCTTGATAATATCGCATTCAAAAAACTTATGGGTAAAATAACTCTTTTAAAAAAAGACCATAGAAACGATAAACAAATCATAATACTCAGAAATCAAATACTTAACAATAATGTTGAAGAATTAAAATCCCGTTTCAAGTCCTTGGAATCTAAAGACGATTTCACTAAATTTGATAGGCATATCGTCTTCTCTCATGATATGGGAGATTACGTAAATAGTAAAATAATGGAATCTAGGGGGTTAAAATATGAATTTAAACTATTAAAAAAGGATGCCAATGGTAAAGAAGAATATGAATACAATATATCCAATAATGTATTTTTAGTTTGTAGAGAAAATAATAAGAGCTTAGGATTAAGTAAAAATGATGTTTGGAAAGTTATTGCGAGCGACAAAAAAGTATTTAAATTACTAAATATCGCACAAAATAAAACTAGCTCTTTTTTACATAACCAAATGCATTATTTTAAAGTAGGATTCGCCGTAACTGCTCATAGTTCCCAAGGATTAACAATAAAAGAAGATTTCTGTATTCACGAATGCCAGTTTATGATTAATATAGATACTTCTATTCTTTACACAGCAGTCACTAGAGGTATTAAGTTTGATAATATAAGATTCTTTAATTATCGTAATTTACCATCTAAAATCAAAAAAATTAAATACGTTAAATTATTAATAGAAGATTTTGGTAAAATGGATGAAGTTAAAACTTAAACAAATGATGACTTATAATATAAAATGGATTGTAAATGCGATTACAAATTTAAAATTAAAATTAAAAATTACATGAAAGAATACGAATTAAAGAGCAAAGATGGACAAATAATATGTTTCAATTGTAATGATTCATTTAATTTAAATATTAAAGATGATGAAAATAATAAGTTATTAAAATTAGAGCTATATAGAATAGAAAGTGACTTAAAGAGTAGTTTTGAATCTAAACTGTAGAAATCTAAATGTTAAGCAATATTTAGAATTCGAATTATTGATGCATATCTAGTTTTT